TTTGCTGTGGCGGCGACCTACCGCCGCGCTAATGCTATGGGTGATAGCACTGTAAACGGTATCTTTGACAACGAGACTATCCCTGTGGAGTCTGGCGGCTTTGTGCCTGTTCATGATGAGCAGCCGCGCCTTACATGCCGTACAGCCGACCTTCCTTACTTGTCCGATGAGGATGAGATAATTGTATCTGGCAATACGTTTAACATCAGGGCTTGGGTTCATGACGGCACGGGCATGACAGTTCTTCAGTTGGAGAAAAAGTGATGTCGCACGTCCGAAAGCAGATAAGGGACAAATTCATATCCCTTTTGTCCAATGGCGCTCCCCTTGTTTCGACCCGTGTTTATGGAAGCCGAGTTTATCCACTAACTGAGGCGAAGCTGCCTGCGATTACTGTTTACGCTGGTGGGGAAACATCGGCGCTTCAGACGATGGGCCAGAAGACGCTGACACGCACCCTTTCTGTCAATGTTGATGTCTATGCCAAGGCAACGGCAACACTTGATGACGACATTGATGCGATCTGCGTTCAGGTCGAGCACGCAATAGCCAATCAGTACACTCTGAATGGATTATCGAAGAATACTGTGCTATCAAGTACAGATATAGACTTTTCTGGAGACACTGAACAACCAGTTGGTGTGGCCAGATTAACTTTCGATGTTCTGTACCACACAGACATTGATGATGCGGAAACGGCTAAATAGGAGACACCCAATGGCTACGCACGCTGGTAGCGAAGGCACCGTAAAAGTCGGTTCCGACGCGATTGCAGAAATCCGGTCTTTCTCAATTGAGGAGACTGCTGACACACTTGAAGATACTTCTATGGGCGATGCGGCTCGCACATATAAGCCTTCTTTGACCAACTTCACTGGTTCGGTAGATGTTCTTTGGGACGAAACTGACTCTTCTGGTCAGGGCGCTCTGACTATTGGTGCAGAAGTTACCCTGAACTTGTACCCAGAGGGTGACACATCGGGCGACACATACCTGACTGGCTCTGCTATCGTTACAGGTCGTTCGGTTACGTCGTCCTTTGATGGCCTTGTGGAGATGAGCATTTCGGTGCAGGGTAACGGTGCATTGACACAAACAACGGTGGCATAACCCATGACCCTAGCTAAACGTATCGCGGCGAAGCGTGCGGAACAGCAACGAGACTTCTTCGATGTCGAAGAGTGGGGCGAGGCGGATGACCCGCTTCGCCTTTACTTTAATCACGTTTCGGCTCGTGACATTGAAAAGGTCCAGCGCAAGTACCCTAATTTCCTGACTGAACCGACTATGAGTTCAATGGTGGAGATGATTATCCTCAAGAGTGAGGACGATAATGGCGAAAAACTCTTTACGCTTGAAGACAAGGCGACCCTACTGGGTGAGTCGGTTAATACTATCGCCAAAGTTTTTGGTGCGGTTTTCGGTGCTGACTCAGCGGAAGACCACGAAAAAAACTAAGGGGCGACCCATTTAGGTTCAATTTACTTGGGCTTGCGTTGAGGCTGGGGAAGACGATCTCCGAGATTGAGGAAATCAGCCTTAACGAGTATAATGAATGGGTCGCATACTTTACGCTGATCGAGGAGCGCGAGAAGAATGACTAATATTAACATTGTTGTCTCTGCGCAAACGAACAGTGCAATTAAGGGTCTTAACCAAGTTACTCAGGCTACCAAGCGTACTGGTGACAGCGTTCAGATGGCGCAGAAGAGACTCAAGTCGTTCGGTGGCGAGACCAGCCGGGCCACTATGATGACCCGTAAGTTCGCTATGGGCGGATTGCAGCAGGCTGGTTATCAGATTGGTGACTACGCTGTACAGGTTGCAAACGGCACATCTAAGATGCAGGCGTTCGGTCAGCAGGCTCCACAGTTGCTGCAAATCTTTGGACCTATCGGTGCTGTTGTTGGCGCTGGTGTGGCTATCTTTGCTGCATTTGGTGTAGCCTTGCAGAAGTCTGGCAAGGAAATGACCAACTTCGGTGCGGCTCTTGGGGTGCTAGAGCAGCCCCTGACTTCAGTAGTCAATTCTGTGAAGAAATTGGGTGGGATGTTTGACGGCGTGATGTCTGCCGTTGTCAGCAACATTGACACTGCCTTAATCGCTGCTGGCCTGTTGGGCGCGTTCATGGCGACAAGGTTCGTCACGTCCTTCGCTATGGCTGCGTCCGCTGGGGGTAGGTTTGCTGGCATTATGGAAGCTGTAAGGCTTCAGCAGACTCTGGCAACTATGTCTAACGCTAAATACACGGCTTCCATGAAGGTGATGACAATCGCCACTACGGCTTCTAACGTGGCGCTCCTCAAATTAAAGGCCGCGTTCAAGGCGTTCTTGCCGTTTGCTGTTCTAGCTGGCCTTGCCAAAGCTGTGGAGATGTTCTTGCAGTTAAGGAAAGGTGCTGGAGGTTTTGGCGCTGCTTTGGGTCTGCTAAGAGATGTCGCTGTAGAGTCATTCAATCGCATCTTAGCGCGGGGCCAGATGATGTACCTGAAGCTGGACAACGGCATCTTGAGCTTCAAGAACACGTTTATCAACGCTCTGATTCCAGTGGCCAAAAGGTTCGATGATTTCGTCAACTCTATCGTGGAAAAGTTTAACTCTGCTTTTCCAGAAGACGGTATGCTTTCAGCTTTGCGGATCGACGTTTCCCCTGACTTCGCGGGGAACTTACAGTCTGCGTCTGACGATATAAATTCTACTATAAACAAAAACAAAGCTAAGATTTCTGAGTTAGATGATGTTCTATCTAGGCCCAGCAAATCTATTGCGGCCATTCGGGACGCGTTCCGCAATGGCGCAACTGATGTTAATTTCTTTGGCGCAGCCGTAGAGGATGCGGCCACGAACGGCGGGAAGAAGATTGACGAGGAGCTTAGCCCAGCTATGAAGCGGGCGGTTGAGATCGGGAAAATGGTAGGCAGTTCTATGGAGACTGCGATGATGTCCATCGTTGACGGTACAAAGTCAGTCAAGGACGCTTTTAAGTCGATGGCATCTGAAATTATTAAAGAACTTTATCGCATCTTTGTTGTTAAGCGGATTACCGGTTTCATAGCTGATGCGATTGGCTTCATCTCTGG